GCTCGAAGGCCTGGCGGATGCGCTCGGGCCAGGCGGCATAGGCCCGCTCCGGCACCTTGAAGCTGACCTCGACGTATTCGGTCGGGTCCTCGCCGCCGGCGCGGATCTGCTCGGCCAGTGCGGCGAGCCGCCCCTGGTCCCACTCCACCCGCTTCGGCAGTTCGGCGACGACCTCGACCGAACCGTCCTGGAAGCGCACCGTGCCGGTGTCCTTGCCGGCGGCGCCGCGGGCGGCGATCGCACGCTGCTCGTAGCGCAGCGCGATGGCGGCCTCGATCCAGTCGAGCTGGCGCCTGGCCGCATCGAGCGCGTCGCGCGCGTCCGTCTGGAGCAGCGCGAGGTGCTCGGCCGGCAGCGCGATCATCTCGCCCACCGGCATGTGGCGGAGCGAATCGAGCGTCGGACGATTGACGAGCATCGCCATGGTCAGGCTGCCTCCTGCTGGTGCGGGACGGGGATCGGCACGGCGCCCGCGGCGTCGCGCGCCGGCGCCTGCGGATCGGGGATGCGCAGCGCCCGCCGCAGATCCTGCGGGATCGCCTCCGGCGCGATCCGCGCCAGCGCGCTGCGCCTGAGCCGCAGCGGACAGAGATCGGCGAGTTCGCACCAGGCCTCGCGCGCCTGGCGCCAGCCGGGCGCGCCGTCCAGCAGGAAGCGCACCGCCTCCTCGCGCTCGCGCGGCTTGAGCCCGGGCGTGAAGGTGCGGCGCGGCCCCTGGGCGGTGCTGATCATCCGCGGCCGGGCCAGCCGCTCGTCGGGGGTGGACGCATCCTCCAGCGCGCGGTGGATGACGGCGGCGGCGAGCTGGATCTCGGGCACAGGCAACCGTGCGGACAGCATGCGGCGATGCTCCGGAAAGGGCGGGGACGGATCGGGCGGGGAGGAACGGGGGAGGACGGAGCGTCGCTATCCGTCGTCGGCCCCGGCGCGGGGCGGGTCGCCGGTGGCCGCGGGAGCGCCGATCAGATCGGCGGGGCTGAGCGCGATGCCGTGCGCGGCGGCGAGGGCGAGCAGGCGCCGGTGGTGGCGCGCCGGGATCAGGCCGCCGCTGCCGCCGCGGTCTTTCGGCAGCGCCCAGCGATGGACGGCGCTGCGGTCGAGGCGGAGGAGCTGGGCGAGCGGGCCGGCGCCGCCGAAGCGGGCGAGAACGGTGGCGGCGGGTTCAACCGAGGGCATGCGGGATAGGTAGAGCGCCCTCGGCGCGGGCGACAATGCATCAATTGCGCCGCAACCTGTTGACGCCCATCCCGTTGCGGATTACGCAACACCATCCCCGGTATCCACGGTTTCCCCCATGGAGGCTCCGGGGCGACTCCAGGCGGGAGCCCGACCATGCCGACAGCCCGACCCGCGTGCGGACCGGCGCGCCGCGCCGAATCGCCATGCTGACCATCGCGCAGATCCGCGAGGGGCTCGCCCGACCCGGCAAGTCGCAGAAGGGCCTCGCCGCGGCGATGGGCGTCGACACCAGCACGGTGAGCCGGCTCCTGGCGGGCAAGCGGCCGCTGCGCGCGCACGAGATCCCGGTGATCCTCGGCTATCTCGAGGCCGGCTCGGCGGCGGCGGGCGGGGGACGCTGCCGCGCCATGCCGGAGATCGTGCAGATCGGCGGCGACCGCTTCGCCATGCTGCCGGTCTACGACGCCATGGTCTCGGCCGGCCCCGGCGCGGAGGCCGAGGAGACGCCGCCGGCGACGCGCATCGCGTTCCGGGTCGACTGGCTCAAGCGCGTCGCGCGGGGGAACCTCGGCGACCTGGTGGTGCTGACGGTGGACGGCGATTCGATGGAGCCGACGCTGCGCCAGGGCGATTCGGTCCTGGTCGACATGGGGCAGCAGCGGCCGGGCCAGAAGGACGGGATCTACGTGATCCGCACCGATGGCGGGCTGCAGGCGAAGCGGGTGGCGGTGAACCCGACCAACGGGCGGGTCAGCGTGATCTCCGACAACAAGGACCTCTATCCGGCCTTCGTCGATCTCTCGCCCGCGGAGATCCAGGTGATCGGGCGGGTGATCTGGCTGGGGCGCCAGGTCGGGACCTAGCCTCGCGGCCTCGCTGCAATCGGTGCATTGCGCGGAGGGGCGCATCTCTGGCAGCAGCGGGGCGTGACCCGCCTCGCCGTTCAGCCCCTCAATCAGCATCTCCCGCCCCACCTCCGCGAGGTCTGCGACCTCCTCGCCCGCGGCCTGCTGCGGCTGCGGAGCCGCGCTGCCGAGGATCTCGCCCGGGACGCCGCCGAGGCCCGAGGGGCGGGAGCCATTCGCCTACACTCCACCGCCCGCCAGCGCCGTCATGCGAACCCCAGGAGAGAGGGAGTCGCATGACCCGACGGTCGACCGCGAAGGCGAATCCGCAGGGCGTGGCGCCCCCGGCGCCGACCATCCCGCGCATCCCGCCGGCGCAGGTGCTGCCGCGGCTGGCCGCGCTGCAGACCGCAACGGCGGCCGAGCTGAAGGCGCAGTGGCGGGCCCTGTTCGGCAGGGAGCCGCCGCCCTTCAACCGGCCCTACCTCGTCAGCCGGCTCGCCTACCGCATCCAGGAGCTGGCCTATGGCGGCCTGAAGCCGGAGACGCGGGCGCGGCTCGAGGCGCTCGGCGAGCAGCTCGACGGCGGCAACGTGGTGCTGCGGCGGATCCGCGCCGACAGCCGGCCGCTGCCCGGCACGCGGCTGGTGCGCGAGTACGACGGCGTGCAGCACGTGGTCACCGTGCGCGCCGACGACTTCGAGTACGAGGGGCGGCCCTACCGGTCGCTTTCCGCCATCGCCCGGCACATCACCGGCACCCGCTGGAACGGCTGGGTCTTCTTCGGGCTGCGCCAGCCGGGAGGCAGCGCATGAGGGGCCGGAAGCCGGCCGCGGAGGTGATGCCCGCCTCGGTGAAGAAGCTCCGCTGCGCGGTCTACACCCGCAAGAGCACCGACGAGGGGCTGGACAAGGAGTTCAACACGCTCGACGCGCAGCGCGAGGCCTGCGAGGCCTACATCGCCAGCCAGCGCGCCGAGGGTTGGGTCCCGGTCCGCGACCGCTACGACGATGGGGGCTTCTCCGGCGGCACGCTGGAACGCCCGGCGCTGAAGCGCCTGCTCGCCGACATCGAGGCCGGGCTGATCGACGTCATCGTCGTCTACAAGATCGACCGGCTCAGTCGGTCGCTGATGGACTTCGCCAAGCTGGTGGAGGTGTTCGAAGCGCACGGCGTCACCTTCGTCTCGGTCACGCAGTCCTTCAACACCACGACCAGCATGGGCCGGCTGACGCTCAACATCCTGCTCAGCTTCGCCCAGTTCGAGCGCGAGGTGATCGGCGAGCGGATCCGCGACAAGGTCGCGGCGTCGAAGGCGCGGGGCATGTGGATGGGTGGCAAGGTGCCGCTCGGCTACGACGTCGCCAACCGCAAGCTGGTCGTGAACGAGCCCGAGGCCGCGCGGGTACGGCGGGTGTTCGAGCTCTTCGTCGAGACCGGCTCCGGGGTGGAGACGGTCCGCCGCCTGCAGGCCGAGGGCATCACCAGCAAGTCCGGCAAGCTGCTGGACAAGGGCGACGTCTACAAGACGCTGAACCTGCGGACCTACATCGGGGAGGTCACGCACAAGGGCAACATCTACCGCGGCGAGCACCAGGCGATCGTGCCGCGGGAGCTGTGGGACCGGGCGCACGCCATCCTGCAGGTCAGCCCGCGCGCCCGCGCCGCGCAGAACCGGCAGCATGCGCCCGCGCTGCTGAAGGGCCTGCTGTTCGGGATCGACGGCCGGCCGCTCTCGCCGACCCACTGCGTGAAGCGGGGGAAGCAGTACCGCTACTATGTCTCGCAGACGGTGCTGCGGCACGCGGCCACGGACATCCGCGACATCGTCCGCCGCGTGTCGGCGGCGGAGATCGAGGCGGCGGTGGTAGACCAGGTCCGGGCGCTGCTGCGGCAGCCGGAGGTCGTGGTCGGCACCTGGCTCGCGGCGCGGAAGGAGGCGCCGGACCTCACCGAGGGCGAGGCGCGGGACGCGCTGCACCGGCTCGATCCGCTGTGGGATGAGCTGTTCCCGGCGGAGCAGGCGCGGATCGTGCGGGCGCTCGTGGAGCGAGTCATCGTCGGGCCGGAGGGCGCCGACATCCGGATGCGGGCCGAGGGGCTGACCGGGCTGGTGCGGGACCTCGGGGCGATGGCGCCCGCGGCGCGGAGCGCTGCCACATGATTGCCGCGACCAGCATCACGGTGCGGGTGCCGCTGAAGATCCGGCGGCGGCCAGGCAGGAAGACGGTGGTCACGCCGCTGCCCGCCGCCGGCGCCGACTCCGCCATCCCGACACGCGCCGACCCGGTGCTGGTGAAGGCGCTGGCACGGGCGTTCCGATACCAGCGGCTCCTGGACGAGGCGCGCTACACATCGATCAGCGAAATGGCGGCGGGCGAGAAGATCGACCGCGGATATCTCGGACGCCTCCTTCAGCTGACCATGCTTGCCCCGGATATTGTCGAAGACATCCTGGGCGGGCGGACCCCGGTGGGGATCTCCCTGGTCGGCCTCCTGTCGGGCTTGGCCGATGACTGGTCCGCCCAGCGGGCTGCTGCATCGGCCTATGGCCCGCCGGCCGGTGTCCCCGACCACGCCTCGTGAGATGACAACAATGACAGCTCTCGGCACCATGTCCGGCACTTGGCCTCACCCATTCCGGGTCGGGGTGCCGCCGGAGCTGCTCGCTTTCATGTCGCCTGCCGTTTCCCCAGCAGACCAGGGTGGCGCGATCGCCGCCGCGCTTCGGCAGATTGTCGAGCGCAAATGCCCTTATAGGACCCAGGAAACCTTCGAGGGTGAAAGGCACGCGAGGGCCGATAGGCTGTTGACTGGTGCATCCGGCAGGATCCGCCCGCATTCTCGACCGATGCGATGGCGGGCCAACAAGGGGGAGGACGCCTGCTATTCGGTGCAATGGTCGCCAAAGTGCAAGACCCCCGCGCGCAGCGCGAGGGTCAGGGGGCGCTTCATCCGCGGGATGCCCAGCCCGCACCTGTGTGGACGACTTGTTTTGCCTGCGGCAAGCGACCGGCCAATCAGACCAGCCATAGGCCACACCAAGCATCGCTACACGATGGCTTCATTACACCCTTCGAAGCGGCCTTCCAAGGGGGACCGTTGATGCAAATCGTCTGGGGCTTCGATCTCGGGGTCACATCTGTCGGCTTCGCGGTGATCCGCTGGGACGGGTGGGCGACGGCGGAAGGCGCGGGCGAGATCCTCCGCCTCGGTGTTCGAATGTTTCCCGAAGCCCGCGAGATCGACACACAAGGCCCCGGCGATCCGCTCAACGCCGCGCGCCGGCAGAAGCGTCTGATGCGGCGGCAGATTCGACGGCGGCGGTGGCGGCGGGTGCATCTGCGCGCGGTTCTCGCCGAGGCGGGGCTGCTTCCCGGCGCCGACGCCGCGCCACCGCCGGGACAGGATCCCTATGCGCTGCGCGCTCGCGGCCTCAAAGACGGGCTTGCCGCCGAGGAGGCCGGCTGGGCGATCTTCCACCTACTCAAGCGCCGCGGCTTCCAGGGAAGCCGCAAGGTCGGCCCAGCGGAGGCAGACGTTTCGCCCGGAGCCGAACAGGCCGCACGCGGGCACCGCCGCGGTAGCGACGCGTCGCCGTCAGACCCCGCCGACCGGAGGGCGCAGGAGGACGCCGAGGCGCAGGCGCGCGGCGCCGCGCTGGCGGCGCGGCTCGCCGGGAGGACGCTCTCCGCCTACCTACAATCCGACGATCACCTCAAGCCTGCTGGGACGGCGCCGCCAGCCTGGGAAATGCCGCGACGGCGCGGCGTCGGCCAGACCCGGCCGATGGTGCGCGAGGAGTTCGAGGCGCTGTGGGCCGAACAGGCGAAGCACCACCCCGACCTCCTCACCCCGGAGCTGAAATCGCGGATCGAGACGGCGGCGCTGGCGCAGCAGCCGACGTTCTTCCGCGCCCGCACGATCGGCGAGGACGACCTCGAACCGGGCGAGCCGCGCGCGCTGAAGGCCGAATGGCTTACGCAGCGATTCGAGATGCTGCAGCTCGTCAACGCGCTGAGGCTGGAACGCGGTAACCAGCGCCCGCTTGATCCGGCCGAGCGCGCCAGCGCCATCGCCTATCTGGAGAGCGTGCGCCGTCCCACCTGGGCCGGCTTGCGCGCCGCGATCGGGATCGGGCGGAGCGACCGCTTCACGCACGAGCGCAGCGAGAAGTCGACACTGCGCGGCAACGCCACGGAAGCCGCGCTACGGGCCGCGCTGGGTGCGGCATGGGACGCGCTGCCCGAGCAGACGCGCAAAACGATTCGCGCCGAGATCGGCCGCGCCTGGCACCGCATCGAGTACCGGCCCCTCAAGGGCGGAGCGATCTTCGCCATCCGCGATCACCTGGACATCGCCAAGGAACGCGCGACGCTCGCCGCGCGCGCGCGAGGCGAGTGGGGGCTTCCCGCCGAGGCAGCTGAGGCGCTGGCGCGCATCGACCTGCCCGACGGCGCGGCGCGCCACAGCCTGAAGGCGATGCGGCGGCTGCTGCCGCACCTCGAAGCGGGCCTGTCTTACATGACCGCGCTGGAACGGGAGTACGGCGCGCGCCGCGAAAGCGGCCCGCCGCTGCAGCGCCTGCCGGTGCCGAACCGGGCCGAGCTCGCGCGGATCGAGGACGCCTGGGTGCGCGAGCGGATGGCCGCGCTGCTCGCCGGCATCCGAAACCCGACCGTGCTGCGCACGTTGGGCGAGCTGCGCAAGGTCGTGAACACGCTGCTGCGCGCCCACGGGCGGCCCGACGTGATTCGGTTGGAGTTCGCCCGCGACCTCAAGCAATCGGTCGAGGAACGGCGCGCCACCGACAAGCGTCAGCGCGACCGCGAGCGGGCGCGCAGGGCCGCACGCGAGGAGGTGGCGAGGCTCGGCAAGCCGGCCGATGGGCCGGAGGGAGAGGAGAACGTGCTGCGCTGGTTGCTCTGGCGGGAGCAGGGTGGCCGTTGTCCCTACTCGGGCGAACAGATCGGCTGCGCCGGCGCGCTCGACGCCTCGGCGACGCAGATCGACCACATCTTCCCTGTCAGCCGCAGTTTCGACGACTCGCAGGCGAACAAGGTGCTCTGCTTGGCGGGCGAGAATGCGGCGAAGGGACGGCGTGCGCCGTTCGAGTGGCTCTCGCCCGATGGCGACCGTTGGAACCATCTCACGTCGATTGTCTGGCCCAGCATGGAGCAGGCAGGCTGGCCAGCGGCGAAGCGGCGGCGCTGCCTGAAGCCGTCGCTGGAAGATCCTCTGGCCGACGAGGTCGGTTTCACCAACCGCCAGCTCGTGGACACGGCCTTCATCGCCCGCGCCGCGCGCCCCTATCTCGGCCTGCTGTTTGGCGGCGGGCAGAACGGCATCGATGCAGTGCAGCCCGTGCCGGGGCGGGCGACGGCGTTGTTGCGCCGTGCCTGGGGCATCGGGCTCGGCCGTCTGATTGGCGGCGCGAGCGAGGACGGGCCGAAGGTACGCGACGATCTGCGCCACCACGCGGTCGATGCGCTGGCGGTAGCACTGACGACGCCGCGCACGGTGGCCGAGCTGTCGCGCTGGTGGCAGGCACGCGAGAGCGGCCTTCGCCCGCCTGGCTTCCGGCTGCCTTGGCCCGGCTTCCGCTACGAGGTCAAGGCAGCGGTGGAGGCGATCCTGGTCAGCCACCGCGTGCAGGCCAAGCTCTCGGGGCCGCTACACGAAGACACGCGGCTCGGCGATACTGGGCTGCGCGAGGCGAGCGGCTCGGCGATCTACGTCAAGCGCAAGCCGGTCGCCGAGCTCAGCGCTTCGGAGATCCTGAGCACGCCGCAGTACGGGCGCGACGCTTGGATCGCCGATGGTGGCGTGCGGCAGGCGATCCTCGATCATCTGTCGGCGAGCGGGCTCACGCTGGAGCGGCGGGAACGCGGCACCGTTCCGGACCAGGCAGCGGCACGGCGACTGAGGGCACTGCTGGCGCAGGAGATCCGCCTGAAATTGACGGAGGAAGCGCGCAAGAGGTGGGCGGAGCGGGGCGTCGCGGCGGAACGCGGGCCGGTCATCCGAAGGGTCCGTCTGCACATCCGACGCAAAGAGGGCATCATGCGTGTGCATGCGGAGAAGAACATCCATGCCGAACTCGGCCCCGGGTCGAACGACCATATCGCGATCTACCGGGACGGTGAGACGGTGCGCTTCCTGGTCGCGACGAAGCGCGAGGCGCTGATGCGCGTGCAGCGCGGCGAGCCGACGGTGCTGCTGGAACACCCGCAGGGAGGACGGCTGGTGATGGCATTGCGGCCGCGCGACGTTCTTTCTCGCGAGGAGAACGGGATCAGGGAATTCGTTCTCGTGCGCAAGGTGAATGCCGCAGGCCGGATCTTCTACAAGCCCCTGTATTCCGCGAATGAACCAAGACCCGAAGTGTCGCTGGGTCCGAGCTTCGTCAAGGACGGTTGGCAAAAGGTCTCCGTTGATCCAATCGGGCGATGGAGACCGGCGCGATGACCCGCACGGTCGAGATTTCCTCTACGGCTCGGCTGAGCCTTCGCCATCGACAGCTCGTCATCGCGCGCGAGGACGGCAGCGCGCCGACCGTGCCGGTTCAGGATCTCGCTCTGCTGGTGGTGGACAATCCGCAGGTCACCTACACTCACGCGCTGCTGGCGGCGCTGGCCGAGGCGAAGGTCGCCACCATCCTCTGCGGCGCGGATCACATGCCGGCGGGAGTCATCCTGCCCTATACGGCCAACGTGCTCGCTGGCGAGCGGCTGCGCGCGCAGCTTGCCTGCCCCAGGCCGCTGGCGAAGCGGCTCTGGCAGGCCATCATCGCCTGCAAGCTGCGCCGCCAAGCCGACCTTCTGCGCCGCGTCACGGGTCAGGATGCGGGGCTCGCGGCGATGGCCGCGCGGGTACGCTCCGGCGACCCGGAGAACCTCGAGGCGCAGGGCGCGCAGCGCTACTGGCCGCGGCTGCTCGGCCCGGAGTTCCGCCGTGACCGGTCAGGCGCGGCGCCCAACCCGCTCCTGAACTACGGCTACGCGGTGCTGCGCGCGGCAACGGCGCGCGCAGTAGTGGGCGCGGGGCTGCTTGCCGGGGTGGGGCTGTTCCACGCCAACCGGGGCGATGCCTTCGCCCTCGCCTCCGACCTGATGGAGCCGTTCCGGCCCTTCGTCGACGGCGTGGTGTGGGAGCTGGTGCGGGCCGGTCTGGCCGAGGGCGAGCTCGACCGTGCGTGCAAGGCGCATCTGCTCGGCGGGCTGAATCTGGCGGTCGGCATGGACGGGCAGTCCATGCCGCTCGGGCTCGCGTTGCACCGCGCAGCGGCGTCGCTGGCGGCGAGCTTCGCCGAGCGGCGCATGCTGCTGCGCCTGCCCGTTGACCCGACCGGCCTGCCCAAGGCGGAGGAGGAGCCGGGTGAGGAAGCCTCGCCCCCCGCTGCTTGACCCGATCGCATGGCGCACCGTGTGGGTGTTTGCGATGTTCGACCTGCCGGTGGAGACGACGGCGCAGCGTCGCGCCTATGCGCGCTTCCGGAAGGATCTGCTGGCGGACGGCTTCACAATGATGCAGTTCAGTGTCTATTTCCGGCATTGCGCGAGCCTGGACAGCGCCACGGCGCATATCCGCCGGATGGGGCTGCGCGTGCCGGCCGAGGGGGAGGTGCGGTTCCTGACGGTGACGGATGCGCAATTCGCACGGATCCAGGTCTTCGCGGGAAAACGGCGAAAACCCCCAGAGACTCCGCCATCGCAGCTGGAATTTTTCTAGCCGCGATGGCGGATTCTCTCGGTTTTCCAAGCGATTGCCCGAGAAACAGTGTAGCGATGCCCGGGGCGGCCGCAAACCGCAGCGGTCTGCGTGCTCACGTAGGCAGGGCCTCCAGTGTAGCGATGCCCGGGGCGGCCGCAAACCGCAGCCAGAAAGCCCGTGTGGGCGCCCGGCTCCGAAGTGTAGCGATGCCCGGGGCGGCCGCAAACCGCAGCTGCGCGCCGGTCCTGCCCGGCGAGACGCTGAGTGTAGCGATGCCCGGGGCGGCCGCAAACCGCAGCGAAACGGCGCTCGACGCGCTCGCCGGCGCGAAGTGTAGCGATGCCCGGGGCGGCCGCAAACCGCAACTCGCGCCGCGACGGTGTGCTGTCATTCGTCAGTGTAGCGATGCCCCGGGGCGGCCGCGGCGGCAAACCGCAGCGCTGGCCGCGCCGGTATGGTCCCGCCATTGAGCGTAGCGGCGCCCGGAGCGGCCGCAAACAGTAGGACGGGTGCGGCTCCGATCACCACCGTGACGGGTCCTGATCTCGCGAAAGGGGGGCGTGTCAGGCGGCAAGTTCAGCGCGCCGCGCCGATTGCCCCGGCAATCGCTTCGCTGAATCCGAACCGCGGACTCCCGCAGAAAGCAATGGAAAAACAACCGCCTAACCCTTGTAGACTGAATCGGCCAAGTCCCAAGGTCCGGAGAGAAATGGGCGGAGAGAGACGCCCAAAGGCCTGTCGCTGCGACGTCGAAGTATCAACCCGGCCGCGTAAACCCAGGCCAAACCTGCGCCTCAGCGCGGTGCACTGACCAGGAGAGACAGGTTGTGAGAGAGAAGAATGGAGCAGCGGTGGGAACCGGGGAAGGAAAATCTCTGGGGAGGCACCGGAAACACCATCATGCCGCGCCCCTGGCAACGACGTGCCGGCTGAGGACCCCGCTGACGCCGAACTGAGGCCACCGCGCCAAGCCGTCACCCGCCCGGGCGACCCCTGGCTGCTCGGTCAGCTCCGCCTGCTCTGCGGCGACAGCACTGACGCCGCCACCATGGCGCAGGTGATGGGCGAGGAGGCAGTGCGCACCATCTGCGCCGATCGCCGCAAGGAGGGCGCGGATCCCGGCATCGCGCGCTGCACCGGCGAGATCACCGTGCGATTCGAGAACACGACGCTGCTCGCCCAGGCGCAGGCCGGCACCCCGGCGGAGTTCGCCTTGGCCTTTGCGATGGATCCCAACCGCAGCCTTACAATCACGCCGCATGAGGTCTATCTGACTCGGGGCGAGACGCCGGTCGAGGGGCCGGCCGGGGTTGAGGCCAGCTTCGATGTCCGTGCCGCCTTCAACGCGACGGCGATGCGGATGATGACCGCCGTGCCGCCGAACCAGCAGGCGGAACAGAATACGCATAATCGCCTTACCGGCATAGCGATGGCGCGATCAGCGGCAGTAAGTTTGCGCGGACGTCCACTGCTGTATGGCTGCGCGAGGGTCAGGAAGGCGGAAGGGACGCCAGTAAGCTGCCATCCCCCTCCAAGGACTCGCCGTGGAGGCAATGACGCCATC